ACCTGCTCCGCGCTGTACTCTCCGCCCGTGTTTAGCGCCGCGATCGAAATGATCTCGTCGTTGTCAAGCAGCTGCTGCTTTGAGTTTACGGTGCTCGCGTCCATTCTAAATCCACTTATGCAAAAACCGGGTATTTTTTACCCTAGTTAGTTGGCCCGTTAACCATAACCACGACCACTCGCACCCAATCCCGCCAGTCTTGAAAACCCTCAGGCCCCGGTATGCCGAACGAGTTAAACGTTGACAGTAAGACCATCGCGTTAGCCACGTCCCTCCAGTTATCCTCGTCCACTCTGGGTAGGGGCTCCTGGCCGAAGTAGTGGAGCAGGTTACCGTTCCAGCCCTCCCAGGTCGCCTCCTCGGCGATGAAGGGTATGCTCTGCGTTATGGAGGGCACTAGGGCCTCTCGTCGCCCAGCTCGGCGGTAATAAGCACCCGACCCATCTGGTAGGATCCGCCGGCTACGTTGGTTCCGAACTTGAGCCTGGTCTCTCGGTTCTCAATTCGCAGGTCTACCTTGCCCGTGTCCGAGGTGAACGTGAACACGGGGGAGTTAACCTCCGTCGATTGCGCGAATGGCTTGCCTATAATCTCCAGCGTCATCTCACCGCTCTGAACAAAGTCTGGCTCTACACGTCTGAGGTGCAGTCGTCGGTTGATGCCCTTTAGCTCGTCCTGGGCGGGGTTACCGCCGACCCAGCTGATGTCGCACGTTGTGAAGTACGCGGGGATCGCGGTCTGGCCTGTCGGCTCAACCCTGTCCGTTCCGATCTCGTGCTGCCACATCGCGTAGCCGCTAGTCGTCGGGAACACCGAGTCTCCAACGCTAGGGTACGGGCTGATAACCTCGGTGACCGTCACGAGCGTTGAGTCCGACGCGGGGTCGTACACCACCGCGCTGATAAGGTACGAGGTGCCGGATGGCAGGTTCGTAAACTGTATGGTCCTGTTTGGCGAGTACTTGGGTGTCTGGTCGCCGTCCAGGTAGAACTGTGACGACGTCGGCGCGGGCTCACCCGCGGGTGTGGCGATGATAACGTCGGGCTGTCCCACTGTGAAGTCGTACTCCCAGCTGCACCATATGGGCGTTGGGAAAACCTCGGTCGTGTAACCGCAGCTCCTGTACGACCCTGACGCAGATCCGGCGTCGTACCAGATCTTGTCCTTGACGTTGTAGATGATGGCGTCGTTGCACTCCGTGGATGTGCCGCGTGGATAAAAGAACCAGATCTCATTAAAACGGGGAACCTTGGTTGCCCAGACCTTTTGGCGCTGCGCGAAGTTCAGGTTGTCGTACACCCAGTTTAGGTTCTTATCGTTTGGCAACACCTGAACGGAGCCGTTGTACATGTAGAAACGGTCAACGCCCATCCAAAAGTAAACCCCGTCCATCTCAACGACTGCGTTGGATGACATGATCGAGATCTGGCTAGAAATGATGTCGTACTTCCAGTACTGGTTCACGTCTCCGGTGAACGAGACACGTATCAAGCTGTCCGTCGCCCAGAACAATCCAGAGGGTGAGTTGGTACCACCACGAACCGGCATACCCTTCACGATCTTACCCGCGGCCATGTTCACACGGTTGGCGAGGGGCCCGTTCCAGTTGTTCAAGCTCTGATTCGCGAATACCGCGTCTACGTGATTGTTCGCGATAAATCCGTCCGACCCGTATATGAACAGGAACGGGTAGAGCATCACAACGCCGCCGTCACATGTGACCGGCGCAAATGTTGGGTTGTTGCCCGCGGTGTCCGCGAGCCCGTAAAAATTCCACGTTGCACCAGTGGGCAGTATGTCCCCGACGAGGACCTGCGTCGGGTTGTCCTCTACGATGTTGATAAGGTTCTGACCCGGGTGAGCGATAACCTTCATGCTCCCACCCTGGGAGTCGTACTGCATGTCAAACTGCCACAGGTTCGCGGGGTTCGGGTCAAACTCTACGTTCGCGATCCACACCGCCGTTTGGGACGAGGGGATGCTGGTCGGTGACACGGTGACCGTTGTTGAGCCCGCGGCAAACACCGCGGTTGACACGGTGTACTGGGTGGCGCCGGGTGTCTGGCTGAACACGACCTTTGTGTTGGCCGGAAACTTTGTCGTAAGGTCGCCCGCCACAACAAAGGTTGAGCTGGTGTTACTCGTCACCGCGGTTTCGGCGTAGCCAACATTTATCACGGCCTTGCTGGGGCCTGTGCCCGCCGCGAATGAGAGGCTCGTCGTGAACGCGTCGATCGTCTCCTCGGTGCCGGTGAATATAAAGTTCTGCCCGTTGTACGCGTTCGCTATGATGCCACGCGCGATCCCGTACTTGTCCAAGAACATGCGCGAGTAACCGCCTATCTTGCGTGGCGTGCCACGCTGGAAGCGGTTCCACAATCCGTCGGTGCACTCGCGGGACTCAAACACCGTGCCGTCTCGTTTAACCCCGGGAGAAAGCCCGAGGGTGTACACGACGGATAGGTTCTCGTCCGCCATTAGAACGTACCGCCGCTGATAAGGCCGGCCTTAACCTCGCCCGTGAACGTTGTCTTCGGCGTGAGCGGGTTTGTGTTGTCGATGACCATCATGTCCGTGCTGCCCGCGGATATTGCTGGCCTGCTCGTCGCCTTGAGGTACATGCCGGTGCTCGTGTCGTTTGAGAACGAGAAGGACGGTGCCGCGGTCGTCCCGTTCACCGCGTAGTAGATGTAGATCCAGGCCTGTGTTAGCAGGAACGCGTTTGACCCACTCGTGAGAATGATCGCAGATGAGCCGTTGGCGATCGCGATCGCCGGCAGGGCGGTGCCCGTAACCGCGATGGTGATGTTGTACCCCGCCTGCCCCGTCTGGTTGCTGACGATGTACATCTGCGTGATCGCGGGTAGCACAACGTTCAAGCTCACGGTTCGTGTGCCCGACAGCGCGACGTATGTCTGGATGGTTGGCGCGCCCGTAGTCAGATCCAGGGTGTTGCCCACGATGCTGTCGACGTCGTACGTCGCCGCCGTGAAGGATACGTCTACCTGCCTTGGGAGGCCGACGGTGAAGAAGTTACCCGTGGCGAAGTCCAGGATCACGACCGCGGAGTCCGAGGGGAACATGCTCAGGCTTGAGAGTCCGTTGATCGTCTTTGTCGCGGGGGGCGTTATAACCACAGACCCCGTGCCGCTGTTGCGAATGTTAACGAACCATCCGGTGTTCGCCGTTGCTGTGCTCGGCAGCGTGATCGTTCCGGCGCCACCATTCCACACGTACGTCGCGGATCGGTTGTTCTCCGTTAGCGTTACGTTAATGGCTGTTTCTATTACCTGCGAGCCGGTAGCCAGGCGGCCAAGGATGTCAACCAGTCCGTTGCCCACCAGTGTCGCTGCGTCGGCTGCGGATGTACCCGCGCCGAATGTTACGTTCTCGTAGGTTCCGGCCTCGGTCGAGTTGTCTGAGAGGTACACGTAACGTGACTCGCCCGCCAGGATCTCAATGGCCTGAAAGCCGTCAATGTCCTCAACGAAAAAGCTATCCGCTCCCATGTTACGGAAGAGAATGTCCGTCCCGGTTGATCCTTGGTTGCCTGGTGGCAGCGTGACAACCCAACCAGCGTCGTCAGGTGTGCAGTCCATGATCCTCGCGGCTGCGACGGTGCCATCCCCCGGCACGGTGTAAGGGGACCAGGATAGTGTGACGTTAGACTCAATCGCTAGCGCGGTGTAGCTTACGTCGGTGGGTTGAACTACAGTCCCGGTGAAGGGCGATGTGAATGTGGTCATTCTTATGGCTCCTGAACGGATGTGTTCCTGTCAACCCTGCGGGTTGCGTCTTCTTTTGTTAGCGCGCTCATTGAGTTGTTGTAGAGCTGCGTCCAGATCTGTAGCTTGTCCGGGCTCTTCAGGTACGGCTGCGCCTGTAGCAGTGAACCAAACAAGAGAGCCTGCGGCGCCTCGCGCGTGATCAAGTTCTCCTGGTTGTCGTCCGCCAGGGGTTGCACCCGGTTGAAATAAATAATTTCCACCGCGTACTCAGCGTCCGGCACCGGCGCAAACGCCCAGTGGTTGTAGTCGTAGTCTGCGTAGTACTTGGGCTGTGCACTTGGCAGCTCATTTTGAGCCTGAGCCACATAGTCCTGGCTCCGCAAGAGAACGGGCTGCCCGCCGATCTTCATTGAGGCCGTCTTCCTCCAACGAGCTGGCTTCTCCAGGGTAGCACCCTGCGAGCCGGATAGTATCGTGGTCTCCACGACCACCAACTCCCAGAGCGCCTTTACCTGTGCGGCGATCTCCTGCTCTGCGAGCATGATCATCCGCGGGATCTGCTCCACGAATGACTGATCGTCCCGCTCTGAGTAGCGGATGATGTCTTGGACTAATGTGTCATATGTCAACACTGCTGCTGGCATGATTACCTCGTGTAGTATGAGACGTTGGGCGTTAGCATGATCGGCGACTTGTCTCGCTCCTCTGCCTCTGCCTGTGAGAGCCAGTAGTTAGCCTGGCCGTCGAGGTACTGGATCCGAGCGATGTCAATGCCAGGCAGCTGCAACGACATCTGGTGCGACAAGAGCTTTTGCACCGCCGCGATCCAACGGTTTGGAATGTAGAGCTCGTTCGACAGATCTCCAACGTCCTCGATCTGCTTCTCAATTAAGAGCTGGAACATTTGGAAGTCATTGTTCGGTATCGGCCACAGGTACATCTGCGGGTTGATCTGACGGTCGAACCAGTACTGCAAGGAGCGGTCGCTTTCAAATTGTTTGTTCGGCAGGTTCCAGTAGTCGTCACGGTTTAGACGAGCCAGTGGAATGTCCTGCTGGGTGTACGCGAACACAAGCGCGCGCAACGAGAACGTTGTCGCCCCGGTGTTACGGATGCGGAAGTTGTTGTGGCCCGGGCTGGGGTCGATCGGGAAGTAGTACCACTCCCCGTCCGCCAGTGTGACGGTTGGCAGCGTGTAACGCAGCGTCCACGTCACACCGTCCTCGCTCGTCTCGTACACCAAGTTAAGCGTCTGCGCGCCGTACGAGTTAAACCCGGCCTGGTATATCCGTTGCGATGCGCCGTAGTTCGCGCCGAACCAGTTGTTAAGAAGTGTTGAGGTTCCGAAGGTTACCAGGTTATTGTCGAACAGGTTGGGCGCGGTGGCGTTGCTCGTGGGCAGCGCCGCGGAGATCGCCGGCGTTACCAGGTAGCGCCAGTTAGCCTCGCGCACGTCCACGGTGCCCTGTGGCAGGTTTATGACCGTCTGGTTCGTGACCGTGCCGGAGAGGTAGTTCTCCAGCATCCACAGGTTAACGCCGCGGTTTGAGAGGTTCTGCAGGATGTAGAAGAGCGCGAGCTTGCCCGCGTCGATGTACTCCGGCGTTTGCTCCTCCGCCGCCTTCCCAGCCTCACGGAAGGCGAACTCTATCATCTGGGCTACGTTGACCTTGGTCTGGTTTGTGGTGCCCGAGTAGGCCATCTCTTATCTCCCGCGTCCGCTCGTACGCATTGGTGCGCTCTGCTTCACGCGCGCTGGTAAATTTTTCTTGGCGGGCCCCGCCGAGATGTACTCCTTGCCAACCTTTTTAGGGATTCCTAAAGTGCTCTTCCCCTCGGCGGCGGCGTACATCGCGCCAAGTTGCGCCTTTGATTTAATAGGCATCTCAGCAGACCTTGCCGCCGTAGGCGTACTGACCAACGGCTTGCAGGCCGCGCATCATGTTCATGCGCTCGTCGTCTGACATGGAGCCCATTGGCGACTGTGGCATTTCGCCGAGTGGTTGAGACGGCATGGCGTCCATGCCTGCCGTTCCTGCGGCGCCCATGCCAAGCTGTCCTACCAAACCAGGAGCAGCCCCCATTCCGGCCGTTCCCGCCGCGGTCATGGGGCGGCGGCGCTTGCGTGGTGCCATCGCTTGCTCTTTGCCTTCTTGTTTTGCCATCGCTGATGCCATCGCGAGCTCCGCGTCTGTTTGAGCGCCCATGCCGCCGGCGGCCATCTTCTTGACGCATCCGCCGGTCTTGTACTTCTTGACGGTGCCGACTTCCTTCTTGGCGCGTCCCCCCTTCTTTAACTTGGAGAGGTCTGTCTTCTCATCGTGTGACTGCTCGTCGTGGATCTTGAAAGCCTTCTTGACGATCTTCTTGTCCTTGGCGACGTCCTTCTTAACCTCTGTGCTCTCGGAGTGCTTGGCCTTGTCGCGCTTGACAAATCCACCCTCCTTGTAGCAGGGCAGGTCGCACTTCATCTTTGGGTTTGCTTTGAATCCTTCC